AAAAGCCCCGCATCGCGGGGCTCTGGTGGATTCGTTCGGCCCGGCACCGATGCCGCTGAACGCATCGCTGGCGGAGAGGGAGTCTTTCTTCCGCCAATCCAAGCGGGTCCAGCGTGGTCCGCGCTGACCGCCTGCAAGTGCCTGTCACATAGGGAGTTTCTGCCAAACCTTGTCCGATGCTGTCCGGCGCTGTACAGTCCCGACCGGCGCTGTAAACGTGGGTATGGGCATGGGTACATCAGTTAGGCGGAGCCGCCGCGCGCTGTTCAAGCTGACGGCCGCGAAGGTCACCAAGACCCGGGAGCCCGGCCACTACGGCGACGGCGGGGGGCTGTGGCTGCAGGTGGCCAATCAGGGCAGCAAGAGCTGGGTCTTCCGATACACGCTGGCCGGCAAGGCGCGCGAGATGGGGCTGGGGCCGCTGCATACCGTCAGCCTGGCCGAAGCCCGCGAGCGGGCCGCCGCCTGCAGGAAGCAACTGCTGGATGGCATGGACCCGATCGAGCAGCGCAACGCCGGCCGCCAAGCGGCTGTGGCCGCGGCCGCGCGCGTGCAGACCTTCGACAAGTGCGCAGAGCAGTACATCGAAGCGCACCGCGCCGGCTGGCGCAACGCGAAGCACGTGCTGCAGTGGGAAACCACGCTCAAGACCTACGCCAGCCCGGTGTTCGGCGCGCTGCCGGTGTCGGCGGTCGACACCAGCCTCGTCATGAAGGTGCTGTCCCCGATCTGGACCAGCAAGACCGAGACCGCGACGCGGCTGCGCGGCCGAATCGAGAAGGTGCTGGCGTGGGCCACCGTCCAAGGGCTGCGGCACGGGGAGAACCCGGCCAGGTGGCGCGATCACCTCGACAAGCTGCTGCCGGCGCCGGAGAAGGTGGCCGCGGTGGAGCATCACGCGGCGCTGCCGTACAGCCGCATGGGCGAGTTCATGGCGCTGCTGCGCGCGCATCCTGGCACCAGTGCGCGGGCCGTGGAACTTGTGATCCTGACGGCGGCGCGCACCAGCGAGGTCTTCAGCGCCACCCGCAGCGAGTTCGATCTGGACCGTGCCGTGTGGACGGTGCCGAAGGAGCGCATGAAAGCCGGTAGAGAGCACCGCGTGCCGCTATCCGATGCGGCGCTGGCGCTGCTGCGGGCCGCCACGCCGGAGGAGGGCGCCGACTACATATTCCCTGGCGGCAAGGAGGGGCGCCCGCTGTCCAACATGGCCGGCCTGCAGCTGCTCAAGCGCATGGGCTTCGGCGACTACACGGTGCATGGGTTCCGGTCGACGTTCCGGGACTGGGCGCGTGAGCAAACCAACTTCCCGCGCGAGGTCGCCGAGGCGGCGCTGGCCCACGTGGTCAAGGACAAGACCGAGGCCGCCTATGCCCGCGGCGACGTCTTGGCCAAGCGGGCCAAGCTCATGCAGGCCTGGGCCGACTACTGCGCGCGGCCGCCGGCCGCCGGCGCTGTGGTGCCGATGGCGCGGGGGGCGGCATGAATCAGCCGCTGGCCACATTGGACTCCGCCACGCTGGAGCGGCTGGAGCGAATCACGCGCTTGCTCGAATCCGACATGGCCCGCCTGTCCGAAGCCGCCGAAGCCCTCGCTGCCGCGGGCCAGAGATTCATGCGCTTGGTTGAGACGCCCGAAGCCGTCGGCTGGATTCGCTTGTGCGAGCTGCTGATGCAGGCTGCGAACGACCCCGCGGTGGCGAAGTCGAAGCCGGCTAGCGAGTTCTTGGCCGTCGTCGTCGAACTGGCCAAAGACGCGCTGACTGCAAGCTCCGGGGTCGATGCCCTCATGCCGCTAGACGGGCTGCTGCCGATGGGCGAGAAAGGCAAGAAGTTCACGCCGAAGGGCCGCGGCGAAGGCGCGGTCAAGAAGCTGGTGCGCGAGGTGCTGGGGCCGCTCGAGAAGCGTCTTCGCCGCAAGGCTGAGGCGCTGGAGGTGTGGCAGGCCTGCGCGGCCCGGCGCCGCAGCGGCATCAAGTTCGTGAACGATCCGACATGGGGCACGCCGGTGCAGGCAGTGCCGAAGAACGGCGACCCGCCGGCCAAGTGGTCGCGCTTCCGGGTGATCGTGTCCGAGGTCAGAAAGGACGCCGGAAAGTAGCGTCCAGCCCCGTCCCGTTTATGGGTTGTCGGCCCATAAACCCGGGTTGTCAGGCTTCGCCACAATCCGATCCCGCCTAGTGGTGCCCAAAGGGGCGCAGCGCTGATCGGTCAGAAGGGCGAAGTGTGACCGAGACCTTGATGCGCGTGAGGGCTGTCATGGCCGCCACGGGCTACAGCCGCAGCTCCCTGTATGCGCTGATGCAGCAGGGCAAGTTCCCGCGGCCCGTGACGCTGGCCGGCGGCGGCGCTGTGGCCTGGAAGAGCAGCGAGATTCAGCGCTGGATCGACCAGCAGGGCAAGAAGCCGGAGGCAGCGTGAGGTGCGGCACATGAGCGCTCTCATCAATGCCGCCGAGGCCGCCGCCCGGCGCAAGCTGCTGGACACCACACGGGCCGAGCTGCCGGATCTGGCGGCGGTGCGTGAGTTCGTGGAACGGGTGAGCGACCAGGCATGACCTACACCTACAGCATCGGCCGCAACCGCTACGACGCACGCCCGACGCTGCGCCAGGTCGAGACCCTGCGCGAGTTCGTCGACGACGTGCGCGCGCGCAGGGCCGCGTCGAAGGCTGCGGCGGGGTACATCTGCGCCGGCTTCGGTGGTGATGGGCGCCGCACTGCGGCGAACGCACTGCCGCGCGCGTGGCTGGCCATCGACGTCGACGGCATCGATCCCGACGTGCTGCCCGACTGGCGCATGCACCTGATGCGCTGGCGCGGCTTTGGCTGGCCTACAGCATCCAGCACGCCCGAGGCGCCGCGAGAGCGGGTCATCGTCGAACTGAGCGAACCCGTCGACCGCGCGCAGGGCATCGCCATCGGCAAGCTGATCGTCGGCGACTTCGATGCCGAGTTCGGCGCGGCGGTGCGCATCGACCCGTGCACGTTCCGGGCCGAGCAGCCCTGCTTCCTGCCCGTGGGGGACGTGCAGCTCTACTACCTGTTGGGCGACCCCCTGGACGTGCCGACGTGGCTGGAACAGGCGCCGCCTGCCCCTCCCCCGCCGCCACCCGCTACGGCCGAGGTCGTCGCCATCGCCGACGCCCGGATGCGATACGCGGTCGACATGCTGGGCCGCGCCGGGCTGCTGACGATGCCGCTGCCCAACGAGCGCGGGTATGCCGTGCGCTGCCCCTGGGACACGCTGCACAGCACACCGGACGCACCGGGGAGCTCGGCCACCGCGCTGCTGTTCCCGTCCGAAGCGAACGGCTGGCGCGGCGCCTTCAAGTGCCTGCACGCTCACTGCGCAACGCGTGGGCTACGCGATCTGATGGACCTGCTGCGCGGCGCCGAGCGCGAGAAGGAGGCCGCATGACCGACCTGGCACTGCAGAGCCGGATTCTTGAGCTGGCGACGACTTCGGCGGGGCCTGCGCGCGATCGGTGGGCCCTGCCCGAGCCGATCAGTGCCGACGAGCTGCGCAACGCCAGGACAGCGCCGCGCTGCATCGTGGACCGCTACCTGTGGGCAGACGTGGCCGCGCTGGTGGCGCCAGGCGGCAGCAGCAAGACGACGATCAGCCTGCACGAGCACGTCTGCATCGTGCTCGGCCGCCCGGTCTGGGGGCTGGAGGTGCAGGCGCCCGGGCCGGTGCTGATCGTTACGGCCGAAGACCGGCGCGAGTTCCTGGTGGCCAGGCTGCGGCGGATCTGCGAGGCCATGCAACTGTCAGCCGGCGAGCTGGCCAGGGTGCGCGAACAGGTGCGCATCTACGACTGCACGGCCGACGTGCGCCGGCTGACTGCCGTCGTCGACGACGTGGTGGTGGTGTCCGAGCTGGCCCGCGAGATGGTCGACGCCTGTCAAGCGCAGGGGTTCATGCCATCCCTCGTGCAGTTCGATCCGATGGTGAGCTTCGGTGTCGGCGAGAGCCGCGTGAACGACGCTGAGCAGGGGCTCATCAATGCCGCGCGCGTCATCACCGCCGGGCTCGACTGCGCGGTGCGCTACGTCCACCACACGGGCGTGGCGAAGGCACTCGACAAGGCCGACCATCAATATGCAGGCCGAGGCGGGTCGGCGCTGGCCGATGGGTGCCGGATGGTGCATGTGCTGACCACCGTGGACGACGCCGAGCTTTACCGCGCCACAGGCGAGCGCCTGGGGGTCGACGAGATGGCAGTGAAGCTGTCGCGGCCGAAACTGAGCTACTGCCCACCGTCCACACAGCCGCTGTTCATCAAGCGCACCGGCTACCGCTTCCAGCTGCTGCACACGCTGCAGCCCGTATCCGATGAAGAGCGGGCTACGATCGTCGGGCAGCAGCTCGCCCGGTTCCTGCGGGCCGAGAATGCCGACGGGAAGCGGCACACGCGCCGCACCCTGGAGGAACTGCGACCGGCGAACCTGACCCGGCCAGAGGTGCGCGCCGGTCTGGCCTGGCTGCAGGCTCAAGGCCTGCTGCAGGACGCTCCCGTGCTCGACGCCGACGGCAAAACGCCTGCGCGTGGCGCGCGGGCCTACCTGGCCGTTACCGGCGAGGCGACGGCGAACCGAGCGCCGTGGATGAGCGCCGCATGAACGTCGAAAAACGCACTCGCTCGGTTCGCCGCCTTATAGGGTTAGGCGAGGCGGCGAAGCGAGAGGGGCATTGCCCTGCCCCCTCGCCCCGCTTCTTCGTGACAACACGGCGAACCGACGGCGAACCGACGGCGAGGCGGCGAAGCGAGCCCGACCGCGAGGTTCTGCTTCTGGCGGTCTTCGCTGGCACCCGCGACCCCGCGAACCACGAGAAAGCGACAGCGCCACCGCTGAACGAAGTGAAGGCGCGCCCTTGCTTGTCTAGACAAGTAAAGGTATAACGCGCGCAACTCAACAAGGGACGGCCTTCGATGAACCTCTCTGCGATCCGCGAACAACGTGCCGCCAAGGTGGCCGAAATGCGCAACCTGCTGGCCGCTGCCGAAGGCGCCAAGCGTGCGTTGACCGCCGACGAGACCGCGAGCTTCGACAAGCTCAAGGCCGCCGTCACCGATCTGGAAGGCCAAGAAGCCCGAGCGCAGTTCCTGGCCGATGCCGAGCGCCGCATGCAGGGCACGCCGGCCGATGGCGAGCAGCGCGACCGGGCCACGCTCGAAAGCCGGGTGTCGCTGCTGAAGCTGCTGCAGGCGCAGAGCGAGCAGCGCGCCCTGACCGGCGCCGAAGCCGAGTTCCATGCCGAAGCCGAGCGCCGCACCGGCCGCAAGGCGCAGGGCGTGTTCGCGCCGATGTCGCTGCTCGAAACCCGCGTGCAGACCACCACCACCGGCAACGACCTGGTCGGCACCGATCACCGGCCGGATCAGTTCATCGGACCGCTGCGCAACGCGCTGCTGGCTCGCAGGCTGGGCGTGCGCGTGCTGCCCGGCCTGCACGGCAACGTCGCCATTCCGCGGCAGACCACCGGCCTGTCGGTTGGATGGGTAGCCGAAAACTCCAACGTCGCGGACGCCGACATGGCATTCGACACCGTGGCACTCGTGCCCAAGCATGCCGGCGGCGTCACCGAGCTGTCGCGCCAGTTGATCCAGCAGTCGAGCCCGGCCATCGAACAGCTGGTGCGCGACGACCTGGCCGAGCTGCTGGCGACCGCGATCGACTCGGCGCTGATCACCGGCGGCGGCACCAACCAGCCGGTGGGCGTCCTGAGCACGGCGGGGATCCAGACCGCGAGCCTCGCAACGCTGAGCTGGGCGAGCGTCCTGACGATGGCGTCGAAGATCGAGCTCGAGAACGCGCAGTCCGGTTCCACCGCGTGGCTCGGCTCGCCGGAAGTCAAGGCCAAGCTCGCCGGCACGCTCAAGGTGAGCGGCGACGCAGGTGCGGGCTTCATGCTCGAAGGCGGGCGCATGGCCGACATGTCAGCGTTCTTCACCAATCAGGTCGGCCGCAAGACCGGCTCCCCCGACAAGCTGCGGCTGATCCTAGGCGACTGGACGCAGGTGCTGCTCGGGATTTGGAGCGAGATCGACATCCTGGTGAACCCCTTCGACAGCACGGCGTATGCGCGCGGCGGCGTCAAGGTGCGCGCCATGAGCACGGTCGACGCGGCAGTGCGCCAGCCCAAGGCCTTCGTGCTCGCCGAAGACATCACGTTGTGACGACGCTCGAAGTCCGCACCGCTGCCGGCCTGTCGTTGCCCTCCCCGGGCAAGCTCGCCGGCTATGCGGCCGTGTTCGATTCGCCGGCCGACCTGGGCCAGTTCGTGGAAGTGGTACGGCCCGGCGCCTTCGCCGCGAGCCTGCGCACCAACCAGGGCGGAATCCTCGCGCTCTACGACCACGAGCGGCGCAGCGTGCTCGGGAGAGTGTCGGCCGGCACCCTTCGACTGCAGGAGGACCAACATGGACTGGCTTTCGAGGTGGACTTGCCCGACACCACTGTGGGCCGTGACCTGGCCGTGCTGGTGCAGCGCGGGGACGTGGGTGGCGCCTCGTTCGGCTTCGTAGTGCCGCCAGGTGGCGACCGCTGGGAGAGCCGCGCCGACAAGCCGCTGCGCGAGCTGCGCAGCGTCGACCTGCACGAGATCACCATCACCTCGACGCCGGCCTACCGTGACACGACAGTGGCCGTACGCTGCATGCCGGCCTACTACACCGACGCGCTGCGCATCCACCGCCTGTATTTCGATACGCTATGACGCTGATTGACCGCACCCTCGGCTTCTTCGGCCTGGAGCGACGCACCTCGCGGCAGTCCGATCCCTACTGGGCGAACTTCGCCGCGCTGCGCGGCGGCGGCGTCACGCCCCGCAGTGCGGAGAGCGTGAGCGCGGTCTATGCGTGCGTGTCGGCCGTGGCGGAGACCATCGCGTCGTTGCCGCTGATCCTGTACCGACGCACTGCCGACGATGGCCGCGACCGCGCCAAGGATCATCCGCTGTACCGGGTCTTGCACGAGGCGCCGAACCCGCAGCAGACCGCGCTCGAATTCCGCGAGTTGATGCAGGCCACGACGCTGCTGCGCGGCAACGCCTACGCCGAGATTCGGCGCGGGTATGACGGCCAGGTGCGCGAGCTGCTGCCGCTGCACGCCGACCGCGTGCAGGTGCTCAAGCTCGAGACCGGACGCCTTGGCTATGAGGTCTTCGACGACGACGGCCGGCGCCGCCGCCTGGTGCAGGAAGAGGTCTTCCACCTGCGCCACCGCAGCGCCGACGGCGTGCTCGGCGTGAGCCCGATCACCGCCGCCCGCGAAGTGGTCGAGCTGGCCATCGCCGAGCGCGAGCACGGCACCGCCACCTTCCGCAACGGCACCAAGGCGACCGGCATCCTCAGGTTCCCCGGCAAGCTGTCACCGCCGCAGCGCGAGGCCATCGCGCAGAGCTGGGCCAGCCAGCACGCCGGGGCCGCCAATGCCGGCAAGACGCCGATTCTCGAAGAGGGCGTGGACTACACCCCGGTGTCGATGACGCTGGAGGATGCCGAGTGGATCGCCGCGCGGCAGTTCAGCGTCGAAGAGGTGTGCCGGCTGTTCCGGGTGCCGCCGACCGTCGTCGGCGACCTTCGGCACGGCAACTACAGCAACAGCGTCGAGATGTCGCGCCAGTTCGTGACGCTCACGCTCGGCCGTCACCTGGCCATGTGGGAGCAGGCCATTGGCCGATGCCTTCTGACCGAGGCCGGCCGGCGCGTGTACTTCGCCGAGCACTCGGTCGAAGGCCTGCTGCGCGGCGACAGCCTCACCCGGGCGCAGTTCTACGAGCGCGCCATTGCCGACGGGTGGATGGGCGCTGACGAGGTGCGGCGCCTGGAGAACCTGCCGCCCAGGAGCGCCAATGTCTGACCGACCGAAGATCAAGCTCAAGACGCTGCAGCCGCGCATCAAGGAGCTCGAGCCCCGCATCAAGACGTTGAAGATGCCGCGCGCCAAGCGCACCGGCCGCGATGCCGACGCACGTCGCACGTTGGCCCTCAATACCGCTGCCTGGCAGAAGCTGCGCGCCTCGGTGCTGCGGGATGCCCCGCTGTGCGTCCACTGCCAACGCCGTGGCCTGGTGCAGCCGGCCACCGACGTGGATCACGTCAACGGCGACCCGGGCGACAACAGCCGCGCCAACCTGCAGCCGCTGTGCCACTCGTGCCACTCGGTCAAGACCGCAGCCGACAAGGGCAAGCACACGCGCCAGGGCTGCGATCTGCAGGGGATGCCACTGGACCCTCGGCACCCCTGGAATGACGGCGCCTGAGCCGTTCTGATGCGTTCTAGCCGCAGTGCTGCGCGAGAAATCACCAGCAACCGACAGCGCCAGACCGACCGCTGCCTGCTGCATGACTGCTACCCCGAGGTGAACCATGAAGACCGCCCCCCGCCGCCGCCGATCCGACAGCGCCGCCGCCGCCGTGGCCGCCAGCCAGGCCGCCGCGCTGGGCCCGCTGCCGCCGCCTGCTCACGTCAACCTGCGGCCATGTGACCGCCCCTTCTGGGATGCCATCGTGCAGGCCAGGGCGCGCGACACCTGGACCGAGCCCGACCTTGCCAGCGCCGCCGCGATGGCCCGGGCGCAGGCCGACATCGAACGCTTGCAGGCCGACATCGACCGCGAAGGTGAGCTGGTCACGCTCGGCAACGGCTCGCCGGCCCTGAGCCCGAAGGTCAAGCTGCTGGGCGCGCTGGTGACGCGCGTCACGGCGCTGGCGCGGCTGCTGCACGTCGATGCGCTGTCCACGCTGGGCGACCGCCGCGACGGCGCCAAGGCCCTGGCCAACGAGCGCCAGGCGCGCGCCGATCACGACGACGACGACCTCATCCCGCGCCTGCGCTCGGTGGCGTGAGCCGTGCCGACCGCATCATCGCGTTCATCGAGCGTCACTGCCTGACGCCCGACGGCGCGCAGGTGGGCCGGCCGCTGCGCCTGGCCGAGTTCCAACGGCAGTTCATCCGCGAGGTCTATGACAACCCGGCCGGCACCCGGCGCGCCATCCTCTCGGTAGCGCGCAAGAACGGCAAGACCGCCCTCATCGCCGGGCTGCTGCTGGCGCACCTCGTGGGGCCCGAGGCGAAGCAAAACAGTCAGATCGTGTCGGGCGCCATGTCGCGCGACCAAGCCGCGCTGGTCTTCAACCTGGCGGCGAAGATGGTGCAGCTCTCGCCGAAGCTGTCGGCGCTGGTGCGTGTGGTGCCGTCGGGAAAACGCCTGCTCGGCCTGCCCCTGAACACCGAGTACCGGGCCCTGGCCGCCGACGGGCGCACTGCGCACGGCCTGTCCCCCGTGCTGGCCATCCTCGACGAGGTAGGCCAGGTGCGCGGGCCGCAGAGTGACTTCGTGGACGCCATCACCACCAGCCAGGGCGCGCACGCCGACCCGCTGCTGCTGGTCATCAGCACGCAGGCCGCCACCGACGCCGATTTGCTCTCGACGTGGATCGACGATGCCAAGGCCAGCGCCGACCCGCGCATCGTGTGCCACCTGCACGCAGCGCCGGCCGGCTGCGAGCTGCTGGATGAAACGGCGTGGTGTGCAGCGAATCCGGCACTCGGCGTCTTCCGCAGCCTCGACGACCTGCGGGATCAACTCACGCAGGCGCGGCGCATGCCCAGCATGGAGAACACGGCGCGCAACCTGCTGTTGAACCAGCGGGTGAGCACCGAGAGCCCCTTCATCAGCCCGGACGTGTGGAAGGCCTGCGGCGGGCCCGTGGAGGCCTTCGACGGCCCGGTCTACTGCGGGCTGGACCTGTCGGCCCGGACCGACCTCACGGCCCTGGTGATGGTCGGCCAGGTGCGTGGCGTGTGGCAGGTGCTGCCGCACTTCTGGACGCCCGAGCAGGGTCTCGCCGACCGCGCCAGGCGCGACCGGGCACCCTATGACGTGTGGGCGCGGCAGGGCTACCTGCACACCACGCCGGGCGCGACCGTCGACTATGAGTTCGTGGCCACCGACCTGGCCGCCATCCTGGCCGACCTGGACGTGCAGGGCATCGCCTACGACCGCTGGCGCATTGACCTGCTGCGCAAGGAACTGGCCAAGATCGGCGCCGACCTGCCGCTGCTGGAGTGGGGCCAGGGCTTCAAGGACATGAGCCCGGCCCTGGACGCGCTCGAGGCCGAACTGCTCAACGGCCGCTTGCGTCACGGCGGCCATCCCGTGCTGGCCATGTGTGCCGCCAATGCCGTGGTGACGAAGGACCCAACCGGCGCCAGGAAGCTGGACAAGGCCCGTGCCACCGGCCGCATCGACGGCCTGCAGGCGCTGGCGATGGCCATCGGCGTGGCGGCGAGGGCCGAGCACGCCGGGCCCAGCGTCTACGACGCGGGGGGCTTCATGTTCGTCTGATCTTGGGCCGCGCGGTCGAGACTGTCGGCCATAGACCGCGCGGTCGCCACCTTGGGTGGCTTCATGACCCATGACCGGCACCGGCCCCGATGGGCGAGGCACCTCGGACGCGACCGCACCTTGTCGGGCGCTGCACGGTGCCACCTTTGCCCGCGCGCATGGCTGGGTATGGGGCTTCCGGACGTGGGTAGAAACGTGGGTCGAATCGCCTGATCGGCCGGAAACCCGCATGGATCCTGGGCTTCTGGCGGAGAGGGAGGGATTCGAACCCTCGATACGGTAAACCGTATACCGGATTTCGAGTCCGGCGCATTCGACCACTCTGC